TGCATAATTTCTGCTTCAACGTCTAGACCGTGCATTGAATTAGCATCTTGTGCTGCTTCAAAAGTCCAACGTGCTGATAATTTACGTGTTTTAGCTTCAACAGTTTGTTTCAATACTTGGATTGAAAGTTTACGACCTGCTTCTGCTTCTAGAGCTGAAGTTGAAGTCGGTCCACCTGTTGATGCGTCACCTGAGTAACCTTTTGCAATTGCAAATGGTGATAGTGCTTCGTCACCAGCTGTTGCGCCAGCTGCTGTTTGGCCATATCTTACTCTTAGTGTGTGGATTTGTCCTACTGGACCTGTCATAGGTTGTACACCTACTAGTTCGTTCGCGATAACTGTTGGCATAACACGACGAATAACTGGAAGAATCACTTTGTTTAGTGATGCAACGTTACCTGCCATTGTTGTACCTGCGGTTGCTGATTCTGAAAGATAGTTTCTTGTATTCTCAAGAACTGATTCCATAACAACCTTTTTGTTACCATTTAAACCATCTGTAAGGGCGTCTTTTGTTACGTCCCAATTTTCAAATAGATTCTGTGTCATTTGGAGATCTCCTTAGTTGATTCCTGCTAACTTTTTAAGGTTAATAATTTCGGCGGCACTATCAGTTGCCTGTGTCGTTGCTGCCTTGTTACCTGTAATCTCAGTCTTCTGAGATTCGTTTAGTTTTTGTGATTTAATTGTTGTGCTTGACTCATTAAGTACCGTTGGTAGGTATTTGTTGAATTGAGCTTTTAGTTTGCTTGTGCTTACGCTTTCAAGCAAGTTGTTCATTAATTCACGTTTTTCTTTAGATAGTGGAGACATAAGTTCAGCCATAACTGACTCACGTTCACGGCTTTCATTAATTTTAGCTACTGTATTAGTTGCCTCAGTAATTTTTGCCTCTCTATCTTTAATTTCTTTATGTGATTCATCAAGTTGACTCTTCACATTCGAAAGTTCTTTTGAAAGTTTTGAAATATGTGTACCTTCAGCTAAGTGAGAACCCATAAATTCTGCTGCGAATGTTTCGAACAACTTACGTCCAAACATATTTTCTTTAGCAGTTTTAATATCTTCTTTTAAAGTACCTAGTTCTTTTGAGAGCGTACTCTCAACAATACTAGCTAATTTAGTAGAAGCTTTTTCTACGAATTCAGCTTTCGCCTTAGTGATCATTTCTTTACCTTCCGCGACAAGTTTTACCTTTTGTTCAATAAGGTCTTTCTTGTCATTATGGAATTCATTAAGTTCTGAAGTAAGTTGTTCCATCACAAAATCTTCAAGCTTCTCAAAGTTACCTTCTTGTAGCTTTCTGTCTTTGCGTAGTTCTGTAATTTCCTTGTTAAGCGTTTCCATAACAAACTTATCAAGTAGATTAGCATGTTCAGTAATTTTACGTTTGTACTCAACTTGAGCTTCTACTGCTGCTTTTTTATCCGATGCGAATTCTTTCAACTCAGTATTAATAGTATCTGATACCATCGCGTCAAGTGCTTCCACCATCGACGTTTTATCAGTCTCATATCTGTTTGCGAATTCTTCACGTAATTCAGCAGTGATCTCTTCACGAGCCTCACCTAATTTTACTTCCCAAGCTTCTGAAAGTGTTGAACGCACTTCTTCCGATAGGACTTCTGAACTTAGGAGTTGTTCTATTGCATTAGCCATTTAGTTTCTCCTAATATCTAGTTTTTCAATGAACTGTAGTACTTCCTTCTGGAGGTACTTTTCAGCTAAGTTGTCGCTGTTTGCTGCTGAAGCTACATCAAGTAAGATGTTACCACGTTTTCCATTCATGATTTGCTCATAAAGTGGATCTGGGTAAGCATCTGGTGCACTTGGATTAGCAACGATATCAACTGTTTGTATTTCAAAATCGCTGACATTGCCGCCGTCTGTAACATTACCACTACCTCTTGATGATACACCAAGTTTAACTCCATTGTCTAAAAGGGTTTTACAAATATTTCCCATCGGAGTAGGTAACAGCTTTAAACGACCATAACCGTCTTGACCGTCCATCCACATTTTCTCAATCATGTGTGACACACGGTCTAAATTTACTTGCAGATCGTCGGGGTGATCTGCTTCACCTAATACAGAGTAACCAGTTTCAATCTTTTGTTGTATGACTTTAACAGCCTTACTGATTTCTGAAACTGGATAAACTCTCTGATTTTGATTACGTTTTTCACCTTGAACGAAAATTCCTTGCATATACAGGTTTTTACCATCATCTGAAGATTCAGTAATGATATTTGCCTGGTCGTATGTTAGATTTTCTTTAAGTGTCAACATAATTATTCAGCCTTGCCTTTTTTCTCTGCGCCGTGACCTTTAGACTCTGGAGATAATTTTGCACCGTCACCTGGGTGAGTTACATTCATATCTTTTGCATCGCCTGTTAAGCCTTTTGAATCGCCGCCTTCTGATTTAGCAGACATATCAACTGCTTTGCCGCCCATATCATTTTTGCCTGCAACTGGAGATGATTTACCATCATCGCCTGCTGGCATATCTGCTGGGTGCATGCCGTCTTTACCTACTTTTGTTAAATCAGCTGCTTCTTCGATTTCTTCCGAATCATCATCAGCTTCCGCTGCAGTTTCTTCAACTACTGCTTCTTCCATTTCTGGTTCCATATCCATTTCTGGAGCTGGATCTGCTGCTGGCTCGTCGCCCATAATTTTAGCAAATTCTGCTTTAAGATCTTCTAGTGCGTCTTCGACGTTTACTAGTTTGTCTTCAATTTCTTCATGTTCTTCTTCGTGTCCGTCTGTTTCACCGTCATCGTCAAAGTCCATTTCGTCACCGTCTGATGCTAATTCCATCTCAGCTTCTGGCTCTGCTAGATCTGACTCAGGAGCGTCTTCGCCCTCTTTGTCTTCTCCGTACATTTCCTCTGCTTCAATTTCGTCATCATCTTCTTCGATGTCGTCGATAAAGTTATCAGCTTTTTCGTCGCCAAACGCTTCATCTAGTTCTTCTTCCGCTACTTCATCTTCTACAACTTCGTCTGCTTCGACCAAGTCATTCCAAATTTCACGTGCTTTTTCTACGAATGCTTCGTGTAATAGGTCAGATGCTTTTGCTTCTTCGCCATTAACTAGGCTTTCAATCACTTTAATATAACGTTCGCGAGTACTCATTAGCTTTTCTCCTTTATCGAGGTTATAACACATGTATTTAGTCTTACTGCTAGGCAAGATATCTTAAATACAAAAAAAACCGCGGTTTTGACACCGCTGGTGTAAAAATAACAGTTATGTAGGTATTTTATCTACTCTTCTGCTTGGCTAGCGCCGTATTGTAGCTGTACATCTTCGATCTTAGACGTATGCTCACTACGAGCCATCTCACGTCTATTACGCATCTTATTTAGATGTTTCAGCGTCAATCTAGGTCTACGGGTATCGTCAAGATCCCATTTGTTAAAATTATCATCTTCTGGTTTCTGAGCAAGTTCATTAAACCTCATTTGATGTGTCTCCCATATCATCGTTCAGATCAGCATCTGGTGTATCAATTGGACCATCAACATCATCACTTGCATTCTCTGCATCGACATCAGTTGGTTGGAAACTATCGACATCAGATCCTCTAATACCTAATGCTCCTAAATCTCCTGTTGCTGTGCTGTCAGGCATATTGCCTTTTTGATTTTCTTCTTTCCACAATCTTTCGTTCTCAACCATTTCGTCTTCGTTTAGTCCTAAGTATCTATCAAGTAAGAATCTTCTTGATAAGTATCCAACACCCTCGAGCTGTCCAAATAGTTGTGCTTTTTGTGCATCAATTTCAATTTGTCTGTATTGTGAGAAACTTTGTGGTTCAACAAAGTTTAGTTCAAATAAACTAGAACTAACATCTAGTCCTCTATGTTTACAGAACATTTTAAATTCTTTGTCTAATGTATTTTGCAATGTAAGTTGTAATCTTTCACAGTACTTTGCAAAACGGAATTCTTGTATCATTGCTGTACCTATACGTCCATCGTTAAATGCCGCAATACCGTCTTCACTTCCTGTAGGAAGGTACGATGTTGGTACACGAAGTCCACGCATAAGTTTATTGTTAAAGTACTTTAAATCATCAATCTCACCTAGGTTTTCACCACCCGGTAATACTTCAACTTTAGATCCACGTCCTTCAGCTGTTTGAGCAAAGAAGTAATCTTCCATTATTGACAACGGGTTATAAGCCGCATCAACAACTTTAGTACCACCACCACTCATATTTGGAATACGTGTTTGGTGTACTTCATTTTTAACTCTTTCAACAAAGCCCATTGCTTTGTGTGCTGGCATGTTACCTACGTCAATATAGAACACACGTCTTTCTGGTGCTCTTTGTACACGATAGATAATAATACTATCTTCTAATAATTCTTTTTGCTTGTATACTTTAAATACAGATTCTAATATACTGTTACCAAATGGCCAGTTTGCATTCATTCCATCACTTAGGCTTACATGTACTACGTTTTTAGAATCAACTGCGTACTCTGAATTAACACCTTGTGAATTGTTTGCATTAACAACACCACTGTTTCCTTTACCAACACTATAACCTGTTGTAGGATTAACCGCTGTTGAATCTGCATGCTTCTTAGTATCTGTTGCAACCATGTCATGTAAATTTAATGCAATATTTTTAATTATATATTGATCAATTTCTCTGCCTTCGCTTTCGTTAACAATAGCTTTAGCAACATCACCTGGTTGTACCCATATAAGTTTATATGTTTCTGGATCTCTAATAA